TTGAGTCCGAGGGGACCACCGATGACGCTTTCGGCATCGCGTCGCGCGCCGGCGACGGTGACGACGACAAGACGAAGCGAATTGCCGTCTACATGTTCGGCTCCGGCATCGTTCCGGTGCTGTGCAGCGGAGTCGTCAATCAAGGTGCGTTCGCTACTCCCGGCACGGATGGCGTGGCAGCCATCGTTCCTGGCGGCGGAACCGTCAAGAAGGGCTGCGTGGGACAGATGACCGAGGCTGGCTCCGCAGGGAAGCTCGCGGGCTGCAACCTCGGAATGGCCCAGACCGTCTACACCGCCTGACGCTGGTCGGAGCGCATCAAACAACATCTTTTTGGAGAACCGAAGAATGAACAGACCTCCGCTCACTCACGGCTCGATCGTGAAAGGCCAGCGTACGCCCGAAGGGCGCCGCTATCAGCGCCTAAAGGCACACCTGGGGCTCAAGTACTCCACGTACAAGAAGGCAGCCCGTAAGCTCAACAAGAAGCAACTCGCGAAGCTGCTGAGCAAAGATGACGAGATGGCACAGCTGCATCTCGCGAACGCGGCTGCGGCCGAGCTCATGGAACGCGGTGTCACCACGGACCAGGTACACATCGATGCGGTCATCAATGAACTGACGATCGCGTATGCGAACGACGAGTTCGTTGGCACGCGTGCGGTTCCTGTGATCGAACGCGACGTCGCATCGGACACCTACTTCAAGTTCCCGAAGGGTCAGGACACCGATGTCCCTGACGATACGGTCGACCTCGACGGCGAAGGCGAACCGAATCGGCTGCGTCGCAAGATGACCACGGACAACTACGTGGTGGAGAACCGCTCCTACAAGGAGTACGTCAACCGGACCGAGATCGACAATCAGGACATGCCGCTGGACGCGTTGTTCGATGCGCAAGACCTGGTCTTGCGTGGTCTCGAATACAAGCGAGAGAAGCGCATCGCTGATCTGTTGATGCTCGGCGCCAACCACACCAACAAGGTGACGGTTGCTGCGGCAGACCGTTGGGACACCGCATCGGGTGGCGCTCCGCTCGAAGTGATCGACGAAATCAAACGAAACTTGTTCAAGGGCCCCAGCGAGGCGCGCTTGGTGTGCATCGCAACGAAGAAGACACACGACGTCTTGCGCCGTCACCGGGATGTCGTGAACACGATTGCTCCGGGTGGAAACATGAACCAGCCCGCTCGGGTGACCCAAGCCGTGCTCCGGGACGTGCTGGAAGTCGACGAGTACTTCGTCGCCGCTGCGCGCGAGATGAACACGGCAACGTACGCCTGGGGAACCTCGGGCTTGTGGCTTGGCTACGTTGCGAACACGCCGCAACGCCGCACGCTGTCGTTCGCCTACACCTTCCAGTGGGGTCAGCTCAAGCGCTGGCTGATCTGGGACGAGGCTGCTGGCACTGATGGTCGGTATATGGCGCGCGCGACGCGCAAGGATGTGCCGAAGATCGTTGCGACAGACGCCGGCGGCCTGATCATCACGCCAAACAGCTGATTGCTGGGTTGGTTTTGAACTGAAGGAAGGGAACCACAGCGATGAGTGATGAGACGGCCGCAAAGGCGGCAGACGAAACCCAAGGTGCGCTCGACGAACTGGCTGCTGAGAACGCAGCGCTTGCCGAGCGCGCAGAGAAGGCCGAGGCCGCCGCTCAGGCAGCCCAGGACGTTGTCCAGGCAGCCCACGACGTTGTCGAGGCCGCTCAGGACGCGCAGCGCGAGGCTGAAGATCGAGCGGCAAAAGCCGAGGCACGGCTCGCTGCGTTGGAAGCGCGCACCGGAGGCAAGCCGGAGCCGCCCAAGTATGGCACTGGCGACCTGTACCACTTCCCCGGCCCGACCTGGGCATTCGGAAGGAAGTGGGAGGAAGGCGAAGAGATCCGCCTGACGAAAGAACAAGCCGAAGCGGTTGGCGCAAACCTCGTGAAGGGTGCGCCAGCCAAGCCCGAAGAGCCGAAGGCACAGAAGACTGGTGCTGGACGATACACGCTGAAGCCCGACGCGGGTGTCTTGTTCATCAATGGCGAGAGCAAGCGCGCTGGAGACAGCGTCAAGCTCACCAAAGAGCAGGCCGCAGAGTTCGCCGATCTGATCGAGTAGAACAATGCCTAACGAGGCAGCCGTCACAGACGTCACACAAGTCGCTGGCGACATCATCGACTGGGAGGACATCGTCAACAAGTTCGGTCAGGTGCAAGTTGACCGAGCCTTCGACGACTTCGACGACGGCACTGCTGTTGCGCAAGCAGTTCAGCGAGCTGTTCGTGCGGCGGAAGCACCAGTCAAGGCCGGAGCCGGTAAGGTGCACGAGGCATACGTCGCCGCACTTACGCCAGCGACGGCGCATGAGTTGCTCAAGCAGCTGGCGTTGCGGTTCTTTCGGCTTTGCGCCGCAGAGCGTGTGAACCTTTGGGGCTTCAGTGGTGACATGGACGAAGAGCGCAGGCAGCTGCGTCTCGAAGTCAACGACATCGCGACCAACAAGGTTGTGCTCGATGGGGTAACACCGCCCGCTGCCAACTCTGGCGGCGACGTTGTGCCGGCAGACGAAACGAGCACGTACCTCCCCGACGAAACCTTCTCGTGCTTCGGGTCGTTCTGAAGTGTTCACCGTCAAGGTCGACCATTCGAGGTTCGACAAGGCAGTCGCGAGAACCGACCACGCGATTCGCGTTGGCTCGATTGACGCGGTCACGAAGGGAGCGCGCGCTGGGGCAACCTACGCGCGACGCAACCACAAGCACAAGCGACGCACGGGGCTACTGACCTCCGGCGCGAACCTGCGCGGGCTGTACAAGGGCTACCGCAACGGCATCGCGATTGCGCAGATCCAGAACGTCACGCGGTACGCGCGCTTCGTCGAGTACGGAACGCGGCCGCACCAGATTTGGCCGAAGGCTGGGCACGGGACAACGCACCCGCTCAACCCTGGCCAGTCGAGGCGGGACATCACCGACATTGGGACGCACCGAGTGGCCCTGCGCTTTCGTTGGAAGGGGCGCATCGTGTTCCGCCGGTACGTCAACCACCCAGGGACGAAGCCCTACCCGTTCATGATTCCGGCGATGGCGCCAGCGCGTGATGCGGTGATCAAGGGCTATGCCCCAATGTTCAAGCGGTTCAGGCAGATATGGCGCACCAGGTAAACGGCGTTGACTATCCGCTTGCGGGCCAGTCGCAAGAAGGCGCACCCGGCGCACCGTGGCTGTGGACGTTCGCCAAGGACGCCCAGCTGATTCTGTGCCGAAACCTCGACAACGCTTGGAAGAGCGTAGCTCGAACGGAACCGAGCATTGCGAAGTCGGTGTTCGTTCGTGACCCGCGTCACGGCGACTTCAAACTAACGGACTTGCCGGCGCTGTTCGTGTGGCACGAAACCGACTCTGGCCCACGGCAAGTGGCGGTCTCGCGAACCATTCAAGACCTGGACGTTCACCTGGCCTGGATACCGCCGCCAGCCCAAGGCACGAAGCTTTCGCTTCGGGATCAGTTCTGGGCATCAGTTGGAGCCCAGCTTGGGCTGTATGCCAGCGACCAGTGGCTTTCGATCCACACGACCAAGACGGCGTGGGGCAAGACGCTGATGGAGAACGCTGGGTTCGAGCGGTTGCAGCTCGCCGGTGGTCAGCCAGAAGAACTGCTCATCCCACCCAACACGCCGGTCCAGACCGCGCACTGGGTGTTTCAGGCGTCGATGCTGATTACTGCCGACAATCTCGTCGGCGCTCCAGTTTCTCCAGCGCATAGCTGCGTCACATACCTGGGCGGCGACGACGCCGACCTAGCGCTGTTCACCTCTGACCTTTCCTAGAGGAATCAATGCAGAAAACTCTAAAGGTGTACCCCAACCCATGGGGTGTGCACCCGCTGAACGTGCGCCAATCGTGTGCCGCTCACGGGCTGGACAGACTCGGGCGCCCCGGACATGTGGTCATGACCGAGGTGCAGCCGGGAGAGAAGCCACTGCATCAATTCGTCGGAGCGAAGCTTTGCCCGAAGCGAACGGTCGTGCACGACAACCTTTCAGCCGATGAGCGCCGACTGCGCAAGGCCGCAGAGAAGCTCACGGGCGATTCGCTCACCCTCAACCAGCCACCCCAAGACAACTGCTGGGTGTTTCTGGGCGTGGCATCGAGTGACCCAGACTTCACAGCGAAGTTCACCAAGGCCGATCCTGTCGAGGTCCCAGCGACCCAGTACTACATGCAGTGCCTGAAAGACGGTGACCTGCTCCCCGGCGATGGCGCTGCAGCAGACGTTGCAGGTTATCGCTGTCGCCCTGCGAACTTCGCCGCGCTGGCGGAAGCCGCAAAACGCTTCGCTACTCCCCCGTCGAACGTAGTCGACCTGATCGACCCGTTCGAGGACGTGAAGCCCGAGCTTCCCAAGAAGGCCTCCGGCAGCACCACGACCACCGGCTCGAAAGGTAACGGCTGATGCTTTTGCTCATCCCCACCGGCCTCACCGGCTCGGTAAAGACCCCGGGCGCATACTCTGAGGTTCGCTACGCCCAAGCGCGAGGCGGTATCGGCTCGATCCCTCGCTACGTCCTGCTTGTAGGCTACAAGGTTGGTTCGGCAGCGACGGACTACGAGATCTTCGACGTCACCGACCCCACTGAAGGCATCACCAAGGCCGGCGAAGGCTCTGAGCTCGCAGGCATGATCGAGACGGCGTTCCAGACGGATGGCGTCTTGGTCAAGGCGTGTGCCGTGCCTGAGCCATCAGGCGGCGCGCAGGCCGCGCTCGACATCGTTGTCAGCGGCACCGCAGCTAAAGCGGGCAGCTTCTCGTTCTGGCTCGATGACGAGTACTTCTCGATCGGGTTTCAGTCGGGAGCGACTCCCACGCAGATTGGCGATCTGGTCGAGACCGAGATCGCGGCGCGAGCGAACATCTTCTGTTCGCCAAACAATGTCACTGGCACAGTCACCAACACCGCTCTGAACAAGGGCGCACGCGGCAACTCGCATATCGCCTATCTGGATGACCTTGCTGGGCTCTCTGGCACAGGTGTGACCGTTGCGCTTTCTGGTGGGACGGCACTTGCGAATGGCGCTGTGCCGTTCGCTGGCGGCTCAGGCGTCGAGACGATCACGACTGTGCTCAATGCAACACTGGCGGGCCGCTACGACTACACGGCGTGGGGAGCAAACACCTCGACTGAGGTGGCGGCAATCTCCGCGCAAGGTTCGTCCAAGGGCGGACCATTCGGTCCGGGACCGGAGAACATGGTCTTCGGCCACAACGGCACACAGTCGGCAGCCTCCACGCTGTCGCAGAACAGCTGCAACCAGGCGCTGGGACAGGTCGTCTGGCAGCTGGGTCGCACGCACCCGTCCAAGCTGGCTGCGGCGATGGCCTCCTATCGCTCGGTAATCGAGGCGGCACCAGTCACAGACCTGGGCGACCCGAACCATAGATTCGACCGTGAGGTGCTGCCCGGCGTCCCGTCGCACTTCCGCAATGAGCACATCCCATCGCGCACGGTCACGGATGTTTGCCTGAACAGTGGCGTCACACCGATCGGAACACGGAACAACTTGGCGGTCATTGTGCTCGCCATCACCGCGCGTTCACTCGATGGCGCAACGCCGGACTATCGAGTCCTGGATGTCTCAAAGGCCGTCGTTCCTCAGCGCGTGCGTGAGCACATCGATGATGTGTGGGAAAACGAGCACGCTGTAGCAAACCCGCACGTCGCCCCTGACCCGCCCGACGGAAAGCTGCCAGCAGAAGGCGTGAGCACGCCCAAGCTGTGGGCCGCCACTATCAACGCGGAGCTCGCGCGCTTCGGCGACACCGAAGAAGGGCAGCTCTTGCTGGAGGACCCAGCGGGGAACCTCGCCGTCGTCCAATACAACGCGACGCTCGGCGGCGGTTGCCTCGTGGCGAACATCCCCACGAAGGTGCTCAACCAGAACCACCTGACGGCCACCGTCGTCAGACAAATCGGCTGAACGCTGTTCACCGAAGGGAGCCAACTAAATGGCAAGCATTGACGGACAGCGCGTTCGCCCAGGACAGATCTACAAGAAGAGCAAGCTGGTCGCGACTGCCAGCGGCACGGGGTTCTCCATCACCGCCAACCGAGCGATCGCAAAACTCGCCGGCGGCAACGTGATCCAAGAGGGCGTGCAAGACTCGCAGATGACCGTCAATCTGACGGTGGTCCAAGGCGACGACACGGCCTCGCAGCTCATCGAAGACGCCCAGAACGGTGTGATCTTCCGATGCGTCTACGGCGTGGTTGGGACCAAGACAATCAGCGGCCGCGTCATGGTGTCCGACATCAACCTGACGTCCACGACGGAATCTGGTGAGCACTCCGGCAGTGCCACACTCATGGTGATCGACCGCAAGCTCAAGATCTCGTAATGCAGCTCGCTGACATCGGAGGGACCGAGCCCGAGATCAAGGTGATACCGATCATCTTGATCGGCTCGGATGTGGAGCACCAAGTCGGCCTGAAGATCCTCAGCGGCCGAGAGCGCACGCGCGTCTATGCTGCAGCGAAGGCTGCGGCGAAGGAAGCTGGCGCCGAGCGCTGGGACCTGGACGATCCAGTGTGCGCGCTGGAACTGTGGGTCGAGACCGTTGCCGCGGTTGCAGTGGACGCCGATAACCCTTCCCGACCATGGGCAAACGCTGAACAGCTGCGCGACGATCGCCGCGTTGGCCAAGAGCTGCTGCAATACATCTATGAGGCTTACGAGCAGTTCGAACAGTCGAGCTCGATACGCCTTGATAGCCTAGACCCAACCGAGGTCTTGAAGATCGCTATCCGTCTCGCGGGGGGTGACGAAACCCCTTTAGATGGTATGCGGCCTTGGATGCAGAGGGCCTTGCTGCTCACTATTTCAAGGCAGCTGACCATTGCACTGACGGAGAAATCGCTCTCTTCCTTGGCCGAAAGCGCCTCGCAGAGCTCCACCGAGACGGGAAGCTCAAAGGCAGCGAAACCGAACGAATCTGGATCGAACGAAACGAACAGCTCAAAAAGCAAAAGCAAGTGACGGGTAGACCGAAAGGACTCGCATGAACCTGTCCGAGCAAAAAAAGACCCTCCCGCGGGAGGCGCCCGGCACCGTCATGGTGCCATCGGACGCGTTCGTGAGTGAGATGGAAGATCGGCCCCGAGACGCAGTTGTCTTGGGGCTTCGTTTGCTTGGTGCAAAAGAAAAGCAGTCGATCATTCGACTGGCCCAGGCGGACTTTCGCAAGCGCGAGAACATCGAGTCGACAGACCCAGACGAGGCCCGCGCCCTGCTGGTTATGCGGTACTACGTCGCCTCGGTAATCTGCGACCCAAACGACATCGAAGAGCCTTCAAGCCTATTCGAGTTCCCACACCGCCATGTGTTTCTGCGGCTCACCGAGAGCGGCTGCCGGTTCATCATGGATGCTGCGTTGAAGCTCGAAGTGGAGGTCTCTCCGCGTTACCCGCAGGCAAGCCCAGAAGAGCTCGAGGAGCTCGCGACGCGAATTCAAGACGGAGAACTGGAAGCTCTTTCAAACGCCGACCGCGCTGCAGCTCTTCGCCACATCATGTTTGCGCTGGAGGTTCTGCGCGAGGCTGGTAGTCACAAATCGATCAGTGAACTCGCCGCGGAGGAGTTTGCGGAAGGTCTGCAAACAACCTAGCCGCGAATGCTTCGTCATCATCGTTCTCGGCAGTAGCAACCACACAGTCAGCGTCCACCTTCGCAAAGTCATCCACAGC